ATCTTTCTTAATTTTCTTAATAATTTCGCTTACTTTTTCAAGTTCAAGATCAATCATATCATCCATCAATCGCTGACAGATTATTGCGTGTTCTTCAAACAACGCAAAATCAAAATATGCATCTTTGGTAAACGGATTGACAACATAAGAGAACAAATTGAGAACCATTAAGCGGCAACTGTCAAAAGCGCAAATTGGTAATTCTGCACAAGGATTTGTTGATATAGTTTTATATCCATCTTCTGCATAACAATCAACGGCATTGTACTTAGTGATTTGATCCCAGAACAAAAGACCGGGTTCAGCTCTTAACCATGCATTATGAATGATCTTTTTCCACAGTTCTTTAGCATCAACATAGATGTCACTATCGCTAGGAGGAGCATCTACGGGGAAACGCAAACGGAACTTTTCGCCCTTTTCAACAGCTTCCAAAAATTCATTACTAAGCAAAACAGAGATGTTTGCGCCTGTAACCTTTGAACTGTCGTTCTTGATGGTAATAAATGATTCAATGTCTTTGTGAGCAACATGGATACTAAGCATCAGAGCGCCTCTGCGCCCCGCCTGACCGACTTCTCTGATTGTGTTGCTATATCGCTCCATCCACGAGCCAATGCCCGTGCTGGTCCTAGCAGCGTTCTTAACAGGCTCACCAGTAGGACGTAGGGTTGATATATCTACACCAACACCACCTCGTCGTTTAGAAATTTGAGCTAAATGCTCATCGACTTTAAGAATGCCGCCATAGCTGTCTTTGGGACTTTCCACTACATAACAATTTGAGAGAGAAATGATTTGGTGGTTGTTGCCAATACCAAACATCGGACTACCTTGTGGCACAATATATTTGAATTTGTCGAATAAAGAAAAAATTTGTTCTTCAGAGAGTGGTTCTGTATACTTTTCGTCTTCAATTCTTGCAAATTCCTTTGCAAGGCGACGATGCATATCAGCTGGTGTTTCTTCAAGTAAATTAGAATCATTGTCTTTAAGAGCATACTTGTCTAAAAATACTTTAGCAGCTAATTCATCTCCTTCGAAATATTCCACACATTTGTCAAATGCAACATTATACTGATACATAAAAACCCCTTGAATTTGGAAACCACATAAGATTAATAATACTAATTCTAAATTACGAAGCAAGAAGATTTCTATAAATTTTCTTGCTTCAGCAATAATAAAAATTACACATTATGTATATGAGAAATACCGTTTTCCATCTTTAATCTTAACTGATTTGCGTCTGCCAATAATTGTAATAGTTCCTGATCATGCGTTGTAATAAAAACCTGTTTATTTTTAGATATATTCTTAATAAGCTTGTATATCGCATTATTTCCTTGAGAATCCATATTAATGGATATTTCATCCAAGAAAATAATGTTAGGAGTAGTTCCGCTGTTAAGTTCTCTGACATGAGCAAATGCTTGAGAAACAGCTAAATTAATTCTTCTTTTTTGTCCATTCGAAAGTAAATCATAAATAATTGAAGTTTCATCTGTTGATTTCTGAATTTCTTCATTAAATTCATTGTCAAATTTTAATGATATGTTTCCATCTACCAAGATAGAAAGCATATTTTCTACAGAACTATTCAATAAAGGAAGTATCTGATCGACAACAAATTTGCGTACACCTTTATCTCCAAACGCATCAAGCCAGAAATTAAGATATGGAATCTTAGCAACAAGTGTGTTAAGTTTTAATTGACTTTCATCTTTTTTAATCTTAATTTCTTTTATTTTCAACAAAGCGTTTTCAATGATTTCACAAAATGGGGACTTACCACTAATAGCATTTTCTTTTTCCATAATTGTGATGTTGTTTGCAGCAATTTTGTTTTCAATTTTGTCAATCAAGTTAATGGTTTCTGGTTTTTGAATTTTATTTAAATCTTTAATTTCATTTTGAAGCACTTGAATATTGTTTTTATTTTCAGTCAACGAAGCAATTATTTTACTTTTTAATTCAATGACTTTTTGCAAATCTGCTTTAATATTATTGATTTTTTCCAACAATTCCTTCTGTTCTTTTTCTAATTCATTTTTGTTAGATATGATACTATCTAAATTAGTCTTGCACTCAACTTCGATATGAAAATAGCTATTTTTGTCGATGATTGAGAGACAATGGTCACAGGTAACTCCGTCTTCAAGCTTTGTAATTTTATCAATTTTATTCTTATTTTCTTTAATTTTAGCGTCAAAAAGGTTAATATTATTTTTGATATTTCCTGAATTATTTGCATATTCAGTTAATATGTTTTTACCTTCTTCGATTTTGTTTTCGATTTGTTCTTTTGTTGTCTCAAGTTTTGTTATCTTTTCATTCAAAGCATCAATTTTGGAAGTTTTTTCTATGATTTGATTTTGAGCATTATCATATTTCTCTACTTGTGGATCAAATGCTTTTAAACTTTCAATTTGTTTCATCAAAATTGATTTATCATTTTTTAAATTTTCAAGTTCTTGTTGTATTGTTTTTACCCATAATTCTTTTTTATCAACAATTTGATTTAATTGCGATGTCATATTGTCGATAATAGTTTGATTTGAGTTATTATCTTTTTCGGCTAATGTTATTTCACTTTTTGTCTCTTTGACAATTTCTTTAGTTTTTTCGTTATAAATTCTATATTTTTCTAAACCTAAAAGATTTTCAACAATTATTCTGCGATCTGTAGCGTTAGATTCTAAGTAACTATCGGTGTTTGAATCGGTGAATACGCAAATAGATTTAAATGTTTCATAATTGAATCCAAGAATAGATTCAATCATGTCTTGTGTTTGTTTGATTTCACCTCTGGTTAATTCAGTAGTTTCGTCAAATTTACCTTCTTTTGATCTCCAAAGTTTTAATCCATCAGGTTTTCTTGATCGCAATATTTTTATATCATCGAAATATATTTCAATAATCATTTTTTTATTAGTTTTGTTATTGATTACATCTTTAACGCCAATTTTTTTTGGATTTTTTAATGTTTTTCCAAATAGTCCATAAAGCAAAACATCCATGATGCTGCTTTTACCGCTTCCATTGCTGGAATTAAATTCGGTATCTTTGACATCATTATTTTTGCCAGTTATAACAACTATTGATCCATAGTTCTGGAAATCAATTTCAATTCCTTTTTCACCAAAGCACAAAAAATTTTGTGCTTTGATTTTTTTAAATTCCATCTTACGCATTGAATCACTCCTGAGATTTGTTGATGATATCCAAACCACAACTGATAAGTAAATCTTTGTCTAATTCAGTTGCAGAAATTTCAACAAATTTTTGAACCATCTTGTCTGATTGACTTAATATTTCTTTTGCAATTTCTACTTGTTTTAATTCATTGTCTTGATTTCTTTCGCAAGCATTCTTTTTAACTTTTACTAAACTTACGCCTTGCTCTTCTAATAATTTTATGTTCTTGTTGATTTCATCTTTTTCTTCATTATTTACAAGAACAGAAACAAAAGATTTGTTGAGCAACATCGGATCGATTTTTAATAATGTTTCAAGACTTCCTTCAAAGTGCTGTGGACTAAAATTATTAGCTACATAATTAACAATATGCTGGTCATCTATAAATTCTAAAATAACAATATTTTTAGTTTCTTCAAACTCTCCAAAAGAAAGCTGAAGAGGACTTCCAATGTATTCTGTATTTGTTGATATCATTTGAGCATTGTGATAATGTCCAAGAAATACATGACGATAATCTGAAAAAATGTTAGAATTAACTTTGGTCATTTCTCCATCATGTTCAATTTCGACATCCGCAATTGAACCTTTAGAGTTTAGTTTAGCTCCATCTACTGCTAAATGTGCCAATAAGAAAGAATCTTGTGGATTGTGTTTTGATAAATACTCAATATCTTTTATTGGGTTGTGGGTAAATGGGACAAAGTGCCAGCTAATTTTATCAATTATAATTTGTTTTGGTTGATCAATAATGTGTACATTCGGTAATGCAGATACTGCTGTCACAGAACTAATAGATGTTTTTTCAAAATACCAAAGGTCATGATTTCCTAGCAAAAGATATAAGTTAATACTACCATCAAGATATTTTTTAAGAACAGCAAATGTTTCATGAAGAACTAAAGATTCAATTTTAGTTCGATCATGAAAAAAATCACCACCAAATAGAATGTTTTTAATATTATGTTTTTTAGCTGTTTCAAAAACCCAAACAAGACAATTCAAGCAATCTTGCAAGCGTTGTTCGCTTTTCTTGTGTTGGAAAATATGAATATCACTAAAAAGAAGAAATTTTGACATGCATCACCTTAGCCTTGGTGATGCATTGTATCAAATTTAAAGATAAGGTTCAAGTTCATCTTTTAGTTTGACTTTATCGCTGAAGTATTTTTCTAATAAGTCCCAAGCGTTCAATTTTTTGATATCAGTGATAACAGCTGGAGCGTTTCCAGTAGCTGCACCACCAATAGCACCACCTAAATCAGCACCCATTGATGGAGGTGTAGCACCACCTAATGAACCGCCTAGACCACCTAAATCAGAAGGTGGAGCAGCTCCTCCTCCTAAACCACCCGCATCACCTCCAGCAGGAGGAGCACCACCAGCAGGAGGAGCAGCGCCAGCAGGTGGGGCATCAGCTTCTGTTAAAAATATTTTTCTTTTAAATTGATGAATTGTGATCATACAAAATATATATGTTTAATGAAAACATTTTGGGAATATTTAAATAATGAAAAAGCAAACGATCCGTTGGTAACGGATCGTCCTGCTCCAGAAGCTAGCAATGTTCCTGCTCCAGCTACTGGACAAAATACATATGTACCACAACCAATTACACATGATTATAAACCAAAAATAAAACCTTGGAAAGCAAAGAAATCAGAAATTTTAACTTTCTGGAAAGCTTTAGCGCCAAATATTCCTTTACAGTTACAACCTATTGAAAGTATTCATAAAGGAAGTACACTACAGCAGGATACCATCAGATTAACTGGAACTAAAGAATTTATTACAACGGTTTTATCAAGATTAAAAGATTTTGTAATTTATGAAAATCCAGATACAAAGCTTGTGCTTGACTATAGACAAAATCAAAAGAGTTTAAAACCCGGAGAGAAAAACAGTTATTTATTTTATGTTAATGTCCGAAAGCGCAAGTAATTTTTTTCTAACTTTTGATTTCGGATGTTCTAATGCTTCCATCTTTTCATCTAGCTTCTTTTGCTTTTCAGCAATTTTTTGAAGTCTTTCATCAAGATTTTTGACAACAAATAATGTTTCTTCTATCATGCTATCAATCATAATGATGTCTCCAAGTTTAACTGACATATTTATGACAGACCTTGACAAATTATCAAAATTATGGATAATTTATTATGTACTAACTAAGAGGAAATCATGGCAACTATTGTCACAATAAACAACGATTTTTGCCAATTAAAAACAGATAATCAACAAATGTTGGATTATCTTGTTGCTAATTTAAAATTTAGGCAAAAAGGATATCAATTCACACCGCTTTATAAATCAAAAAAATGGGATGGCTTTGTAAATTTTTTCTCAATCAAGACTGGCAAGTTTCTTACTGGGATATTACCTGAAATATGTATGATTGTAAAAAAATTCAATGAATCATATGAGCTTAATGATTTAAGAACACCAATTAAGTTTAAATTTGACAAAATCGATGAACATTTTTTGCAATATTACAACGAAGACATGAACACTAAAATTGAACTAACAGACTATCAAGTTGACTTGGTAAATCAAGCGATCAAACATAAAAGAGGCATTATTGTTGCTCCTACGGCTTCTGGCAAAACATTTCTTATGTCTGCGCTATTAAAAGCTTTAGGTGAACATGAACCAACATTAGTTTTACAGAATAGAAAATCTTTGGCTGCACAAAATTATGATGAAATTTCCAGATGGGGATTTAAAAAGATTGGTGGATGTTGGGGTGGAAACAACAATCCAAATACAATTACTGTTGCTACTGCTCAATCAATACATCATCTAGAAGATAAGCTTGATGACATTCGTGTTGTAATTGTTGATGAAGTTCACGATATGGTTAGTGATACTGCTAAAGATATATATAAAAGACTTAAAAATGCAGTTGTAAGAATAGGATTATCTGCAACTCCATTCAAACATGGAGAAACTGATAAGGTTCACAAGTATCTTGTCAAAGGTTTTTTTGGTCCAGTAATTAAAACAACCACAACATCTACAGGAAGAGTAACAACAGCAGACTTGCAGCAAAAGGGTAGACTTTCGGAATCTAAATGTATTTTTCACAAAATTTCAGAACCTGATCTTTCGTTATCAGTTTATAGTGAAGCTGTAGATCTTGGTATTGTCCAAAATATGACATTGCATAAAAAAGTTGTAGAATTAACAAATGCGCTTTCTGGCAGAACTCTCATTTTAGTAGACAGAATTGCTCATGGAGATATTTTAAAATCATTGATTCCTACTGCTTATTGGATCACTGGTAAAGATGATAATGATTCAAGAAAAGAAGTTATTACGATGCTGCAAAATTCTAAAAATAGCTGTATAGCAATTGCTACACAGCAAATATTTAACACTGGAATTAATGTTAAAATTCATAGTCTTATCAATGCTGCTGGTGGTCAGGCTGATCATTTAATTATTCAAAGAATGGGTCGTGGATTGAGAACTGCTGATGATAAGAAGGAAGTTCTTTATATTGATTTTATGTTTGAAAATAATCCTTATTTGAAAAAACACTCAGTAAAAAGAATTAAGATTTTGGAGAAGGAGGGGCACTCTCTTCAGGTTGTTGACTAGTTTTTTGATAAAAAGCATTAAACAAATCAATTAATTTAGATGATTTGCTTTTAATAAGATCTTTTATTACTTTTTTATCAGCGTCATTCATTTTCGCATATTTGTTCCAAGTATTCATTCTATCTTGGAGTTTTTTTGCATCAAACATACTTATGTTTGCATACCAACCTTTTTTGTCAGAAATGTTTAATTGAAAATGATTGATAAACGCATCCTTGTTAGCATCTTCTCCAACGCTTTCTAAAAATTGAATGAAAGTAATCATATTACTATATATGTTTAGTATTTAAGAATAAGGTAAACACATGAAATTTAATGAATGGGTTGGTAAATCACCGGATGTTGTTTTTGGATTTGATAAAGGAATTGTCCAAAAAAACCAACTTCTTTATGCTGAAGAACCAATCGAACCATTGCAGATTGAAGCAACTTTAGATGAAATTATTAATCTTGGTAAAATTGGAATAAAGGAACCTGTAAAAGATTTTGGATCAATGGTTAATTATGGTGATCCAAAGCAAGTAGGATCGATTCAAATTAAATTCAGTCCACTTGGTTCTTGTCGTGCGACAATTATGCGAAGAATAACTGATTTGGAAGGAGAACTTACTTGGATCACTCGATATTCAATTCCAGTTATTAATGATTATGAACATATTACTGAAGAAGATATTGCTGCTGAAAAAATGTTAGCTATTAGAGCGCATGAACTAGCAGATTATCTTGACAAAACATCTTTAGAATCACCAAAAGCAAAATTTGAAACTCTTCAAGATTTGGTTGTTATGATTGCTGCCAATATGAAACTAAGACATCCAAAAGTCATGAATTATCAAGGAACACTGAGGGAAAATGACAACACATATATAATTTATTTCAACTACAATGGCTATGGAATTGAAGCTCCCAGTCAAAGAAAAGTAAATCAATTTAATGTTTATGTGGAATTTATTCCACATCGAGGTTTAGTCAGATGTTGGGGGGCAGAACATTCAGCACCACATTTGCTTTACAACTATGATGCTCAACCACCAGAATGGGATGAATATTTTAGTCCTGATCAAAACAAAAACGAGATTGTAACAATACTTGAAAATATATTTAAAACTTATTAATCAATAGATAAAAGTTTGATATAACATTCGCCATAAACTTCAATTTTACCCATTAAAGCTTGAAATTCTTTTTGGGTATCATTCATGAAATCTAATTCTTTCATAATTGATTTGGTTTGATCTTTGCTAAATTTGATAGCTGCTTTTAATCCATCATTTTTAAGCACTTTCATTACTTCCATATAAGGCTTATCTTTTGCTTCAAAATGATAATAAGAAAGAATGGCATCGCCGCCTTTTGCCTTTGCATCAGCAGCATTGTTTTGTGCGCCCTTGCGTCTATTCTTTAGAAATTCTAAAGGATCATCAGATTGTTGTTTCATAAAATTATGTATGCATCATAAATAATTTAGAGGTGAGCATGAGATCTTTTTCTGAATTTGTTCAAAACAAAGACGCAATGATTATTGCGGAAATTGATAATTTGATTTCAAAAAACTATACATTTAGACAAATTCAAATCCATCTTGAAAACAAAGGAATTATTTTATCTGAAATTACTTTAGGTAAATTAAATGAAAGTGTATTGTCTGGAATTAGTCATTTTGCATCTGAGCTTGGTGGAGGTTTATACGATATAACTTCTGGTATTGCAACTGGTATAGCAGGTACATTTTCTGGTCTTGCTCAAACTAGCATGGGACTAATTCTTGGCATGATTCACTTAGGAGTATCTTTAGTAACAGATGACAAAAGCATTAGCTATATAGCAAAAAATTATATTAAAGAAGGTTTGTATACTGCTGCTAAAAGTGGAATTTTAGGAACTGCAAAAACTTTAAAAGGTGCTGCGAGAATAATTGCATCTCCCGTTGCTGGTACGTTAAAAGGAATTTATGATGATTCAGAAACAATTCCAGTTGTTAGAAAAACACCTGATGATGAAGAAATTGTAACAAAAAGAAAAACAATAGCAGCTCCAGAAGAAGACAAATTAGAAGTACATACTCCAGATCAAACCTCTATCAATGGTATTAAAGCAATAAGAACATTAATGTCAAAAGATATATTTGGCACAATGGCACTTAATCTTGACAAAGAAATGATTTCTTCAGAAGGAGATCACATTGTCATGATAGCTCATACTGTTTTAGTTGAAAAAATAAATCAAATGCAATCAAGATTATCAACAATTAAATCAACAGAACCAGAAAAGTATAATTTAAACAAAGAAACATGGAATAGAGTAGGATCTGCTATCAGATCAATGCTGAAAGCATCAAAAAGAAAAAATGGTTCAAGAACTATTTATACCTTTAAAGAATTTGGTGAAACGCTGTAAACTTATCGTTGTATATCCTCCTTATCTCATCAACATTATAGTCTTTGTATCTCTCGCATTCAGTGAGAGATATGATTTCATTTTTGATTTCTTCGGGTAATTGATTGACCCATTCGCTGCAAAAACACCAAAGTGGATCAATCTGTTTTGCCCTGATTTGTAGCAATATTCTTCTTATATTTTTATAAAAATTATCATATGTAAAATTATCACCAAGTGTGTCTTTGAGAGCAGAAATAGTTTTGTCGAAAGCAGATAATATAAATTTTTCCTCAAGATTTCTTTCGATTGTTTTTGTTATCATCTTTTTGTTTTCCATTTTTTTCTTCCAAACAAAATATCTTTTTTCAGCTTTTTCTCCAATGAGTAAGCTTGGATGTATAATTGGATTCTGATGTTCTAGCAATTTTGCTATTTCTATTTGGGCTTTTATAAAAACAAAATATTCAGATGATGTTTCAAAAATATCTTTCTTATCTTTAACAAATTTAAGCAAATACTTAAATGCAGATTGATTCTTAACAGGTTTTAAATCATTAAACTTTGTATGGTTATAATCAGGGAAATAATGATATTCACAGTTAAGATAATATATCAACAATCTGTAAGCAAAAGACATGTCTGCATCAGCAGATAGCTTGAGTAATTGGTCTGTTGATGTTCGGAAGATTTCTTTCATGTCCGAATCCTAAAACATCCTTCCAAGAAAGTCAAACCTAACTTCTGAATTTTTACTTTGGGGGTTTGAATCAAACATGCCATTTATTTTTGAATAAATGGGTCTAGAACTCGTTTTCTATGACCAAGTGGGACTCAGGTCGATTTTATTGTCTTATTGCGTTACAAGCAATTTTAAGCGATTTAATAAAAACAACATTTTTTTGATTTTCTTGTTTGATTGGCATGATTTTTGCGTATTAATTAATACTAAGTATTAATATAATTAACTTAAAGACAAATTAATTACCAATAAGTTTTTTAATTTAAGTTATATTTTTGTTAAGCAGTAACTTATTTACTCTGAGCGAAGCGAAGAGTAAATATTGTTACTGCTTAAACTAAAGCATTCCCAATTACGAAGTAATTGGGAATGTATATATAATAACTTATATTTCTCCGCACGAAGCAAAAAGTGTGCCAAAGTTAAACAAAATTCTTTTTGACTTTCGTTGTGAATTAGCGTAGATTTTTCTTTGTGAACATTGACAAAACTACTTTTGAAAAAATTTACGACACATTTTGTGTCGAGCCATTTATTTATTTGGAAATTTTAAATGAACCTGATTTAACAGACAAGAAAAATCTTTTACTTCACATAAAGTTCCATGGACCAAAGGGTTCTGAATTTGAAATAAAATTACATCAAAACAACACATGTTCATTTGTACACCATGTTGTGAATTGTTTAGCAGAATATAATCGACCAATAATTTGCTTAAATACCAAGCTTTTTCAATCATTTTGCCTAAAACAAAATTGCAGAAAATTAATTGATTTTAAAGTGTTTTTTGACTTAAATTGGTTTGTTGACTACAACGATATAAGTTGTTCTTTTGAAAAATTAAGTGATATAATTTCAACTTTTTTGAAATTTATTAAATCAGAAAATATTAAGATTTATACCAATGTGTTTCAGAAATTACTTTGTCATACAATTCCACATATGGAAAATCAAGGAATCATTTTAGATAACGAAGCTACACTTGTTTATCCTTACTATTCATCTAGATTTCAAGAAAATGGTAGACTTAACTCTAAATTAATTTCAAGTAAAAATTTTAATCCACATAGTTTAACACATGAAATTAAGGTAAATTTTGCTTTACCAGAAGACGAAATATTTGTATCTTTTGACTTTAAAGCACTAGAGTTATATGTGTTAGCATTTTTGAGTAATGATGCTAACTTGAATACACTATTGTATAACACAGGTCATCCCTATGAGCAGATAGCTCAATATGTTCTTGATTTAAATAATTTTGAAGATAAGAACTATAAAGATTTAGGTAAGAAGTTATTTTTACCAACAATTTATGGTATTTCTGCATCTAAGCTATCTGAATCTCTAGGTTGTTCTATTAATGAATCACAAATTTACTTAAGAAAAATAAAGTCTTTATTTAGCAAAGCATTTGACTATGTGACACAACAAATGGCTCAAGCTGACAATGTTGGTCATTGTTTTGATTATTTTAAGAGAAAGAAAAGCTTTAGTGAAAATGATGGTTACAAAGCAATGAACTTTTCTGTTCATTCTCCAGCTGCTGTCTTTTGTTTTATGAAGATGAATGATGTTCAATCAATTGAAAACAAAGATTTCAGATTATTATTTTCAATTCATGACTGTTTTGTTTTTTCTATCAAAAAAGAAAAACTTAGTTCTTCAGTGAATCAAATAAAAGATGTTTTACAGAAAGAATTTTCTGAATACAGACCATTGAGACTTTTTGTTGATATCAAATTTGGTGAAAATTTAGCATTTTTGAAAAATTACTCTGAAATTTGACTCTATTAAAATTAAGACTAGCATTGCGTCTACAGCTATCAAGGAGGTAATTGAAATGACAATATTTCAGATGTTTAAGATTAACGCAGAGGAATTTAAAGAACTAGAAGAGAAATTTGGACAATTATGTCTTTATGCCAGTTGGCAATTAATTTCTAACAATTCCCGCAATAATCACCAATTAGATGTAGAAGATATTAAACAAGAACTTCTTATGTCTGTTTTAAGAGCTGGAAGTTATTATAAGAGACAAACTTATATTGAATCATCTTTTGATATATTGGAAAAACATGTTCCTCAAGAAGGAATATTTAAGAAATTATTTGATTCATTAAAGGATTTATGGAAAAATAAAACACATCACGGTGCCTATCGTCGCAAATTTGGTGAACCTCAAGAAGAAATTTTGGAAAAATTAGTTAAAAAATTTGTTCCACTACAAGAACGACCTGATATTAATTTGAAACTCATCATCAACACGAAATTTATTATTTACACGAAGCAGATAATATGGAATGCTGCTCGTCATGTCGGGAAGAAAATCACTAAAGAGAAAACTATCCGTGTAGGACAAGTTTCCTTAAGTGAACATGAACACCTGTACATCTAAAGGATTTTTTTAGCATGGAAGTTAAACTGACAGAAGATCAGCAAAAGTTGTTGGAGAATATGCTTCAACAACAGAATACTCAGGCTAAATTTCGTTGGGATGAGAATTTCCAACGAAGAATTCTTGGTATTTTATTAACTGACAGAAATTTCCTTATCCAAGGAAAAGCTTTAATTTCTCCAGAATATTTCTCCAATGAGGTTCATGTAGAAGCTTGTAAAATATTATTTAAATTATTTGAAGAATATCCTACTGGTATACCTGATAAGCAAATATTAGAAAATGATTTACTTGAAAAAGTAAGAGATAAGCCAGATTCTATTAAAGTTTATTACAGATCAGAATTTCAGTCTTTGTATGAATTCTTTATTCCCAATCAAGCATCAAGAGATATTCTTTTCAACAAATTGGTTAATTTTTCTAAGATTCAAAGTCTTAGGATAGCAATGGAGGAATCACAAAGGGATCTTAAGAAGAATCCTGATTCAGAAGAAACATGGGCTAAAGTTTATGAAAGATTCCGTAATTGCATGTTAGTTTCCAAGACTTTCGATGCAGGCTTCCAATATTTTACGCAAATTGATCAGTTTTTTAATGAATTAACCAAGGATGAAGAAAGAGTCGATAAATTTACATCAGGATTTTTATCAATTGATTTTGAACTATCTGGTGGTGGACCTCGTCGTGGAGAAATTTACGCTTACATCGCTCTTCCCGGTGTTGGTAAATCATTAGCCTTGGTTAAGACTGCTGTTGAAAATGTAAACAAAGGCTTTAAAGTAGCTTTTGTTTCTGTTGAAATGGATTGGGTTTCAATTTCCAAAAGATTTACTTCAGTTTATGCTGGAATGCCTTTTGGCAAACTTGTCAGTCAAAAGGAAGAAATTAAAAATATTCTTGAATATAAGGGGCTTGAATACGAAGATAAGAATAGATTGGTTGTCAAACAGTTCCCTGCCGGAAGTATTGATGTAAATGATATTAGAGCTTATATGAACCAATTAGAATTATACGGATTTGTTCCCGATGTATTGATAGTAGATTATCCCGGTGAAATGAAAGATACTCCCGGAGTTCCTGTTTGGGAATCAAAGTATAGAATTATTCGTGACTTAAGAGGACTTGCTTGTGAAAAGAAAATGGTTGTCTTTACTGCAATGCAGCCGAATAAATCAGCTGCCGAATTGTCTTCATCGGAGTTCATTGAAGAAGGTAACATTGGAGCATCTTTTGACATGTTTAAGCCTCTTGATGGTCTATGGTCTATCAATAGAACTACAGATGAAGCTAGTGCTAAAGTTGGCAGAATATTCGTTATCAAAAGTAGAAATGGTAAAAGTAGATACCATTTCCCAGTAGAATACAATGACGAAATACTCACCCTATCTGAAATAGATTTTGATAAATATAAAAATAAGATGCACAATAAAGCTCAACAAGATGCTAACACTTATAGTGTTACATCTGATAACGCCGCTGTTACTAATGATAACAATTTAAAGAAAGGTAAGAAAAAGAAACAAGATCCATCAAATCCAATTGATTGATTCTGTTTTTATTTGAAAATTAAATTAAAAGGAGTCTATTTATAATGACAATTTAATAATAAAAATAAGGACAAGATGAGAGTTTTAGTTGCTTGTGAGTATAGTGGTGTTGTTAGGGATGCTTTTAAGTCTGCTGGACATGATGCTTGGTCATGCGATTTGTTGCCATCTGAATCGATTGGAGCACACTACGAGGGTGATGTTAGACATATGCTCGAAGGATGGGAACCAGTGCAGTTTACATCACAATGTGATCCCGATGGCAGTGGTTGGTGTCATTCAAGAGATGTTGATTTGTCAGAGTGTTCGTGTATTGGACCAACTCAAGATGGCATCGAGTACATTGAGAAGAATGGAATTTTGTTTGGAAGACCTATTGATCATCCTCATTGGGATCTGATGATTGCTCATCCTCCATGCACTTATCTTTGTGCTTCTGGAATGCACTGGAACTCTAGGACTGCTGGAAGATCAGAAAAAACAGAAGAGGCATTAGAGTTCGTCAAGTCGCTCATGGATGCTCCGATTCATATGATTGCCCTTGAGAATCCAATCGGATGTATTTCGACTCGTATCCGCAAATCAGATCAAATAATTCAACCATGGCAATTTGGAAATGATGCGAGCAAGGCGACATGTATTTGGTTAAAAAATCTTCCGTTATTGGTGCCTACTAAAATTTACCCGCCTCGTATAGTTAATGGAAAAAAACGATGGGGAAATCAAATTGATTCAGGGCAGAATAAGCTTGCGCCAACTGACGATAGGTGGAAAATCAGGAGCAGGACTTACCAAGGAATTGCTGATGCAATGGCACAACAGTGGGGCGGCAAAAATTAATGACTATAAGCCTTACTATTTTGAATTGATGGTATGTGATTCCCTTTTCCCTTTTTCGCAGAAAGTAGGATGAATCATGATCGAGAAGATTACGTTAAATGATCAGGTATGGACAATTGATTCTCGTGATTTAAATTTCACAGACGCAACGCTTAATATATTTTTTGAAAAAGTAGGCGGAATTATTGATTATGTTGGAGCCGGTCACGCATTGGCTATGAAATGCTTTTCTATAGCTGAACTTGAATATAAAAGAAAATTTATCCAAAAATTCAAAGAACAAAAAGATCTTGGCAAATCTGATAAAACAGCAGAATTGGCAGCTGAAGGTGATGATGAATGTATTGCCTTGAAAAGAGAATGCATTCAAAGCAGATATTGCAAAGATAGAATTTATGCACATTTAAACGAATAAACTTAGTTTTGTTCCATTCCCACAGCATGAGAGATTACAATGTTTAACATTGAGTTTGTTCGCAAGTATATGCTTACAGCTAAGCTTTTTGGCGACATCAAAAATCCATGTTATTCAAGAAAAATTGGTGTTGTCATTGTTAATAGCTTGTTAACTAAGGTTGTTAGCATGGGATACAATGGTCCACCAAGAAATGCGCCTCATTGTGATAGTCCAGAACATCTTAAAACAATTTTTCTTCCGCAGCTTACAGAAGAAGACAAATACAAAATAGATCCTAATTTTGATGAAGAAGAATTTATCAAGAATCATGCTTATGAAAAACAGTGTCCAAGAAAAATTCTTGGATGTAAATCTGGAGAAAGACTTGAATTATGTTCTTGTGCTCATGCTGAAGCAAATGCTATAGTTAATGCATCTGCTGATTTAAACGGATCGCATATGTTTGCATGGTGTACTTTGCCATGTGTTGAGTGTACAAAATTAATTATAAATTCTGGAATAAAAAAATTGTTTTGTTTATCAAATAAAGATAAGGATTATTCTGTTGGAAGTAGATTTCTCTTTGAGAAATGTGGCGTTGATATAGTTGAGCTTGATGAAAAATTAATACTGGAACACTAGGTTAAAATATGTTTGAAATAGAATTTAAGTATTATAAACAAAAAGAAGATCTCGACTACGATAAAACTGAGCCACTTGTTTTTAAAAACAAGTTTGGCAAAGTAGATGAAGATTATCCAGAAGACAAACTTGCTAAGTACATTCTTACGCAACTTGCTCGTAGAGATATATTCATATATGATGTTGAGATATATTCTTACACCAAGAAGAAAGTTAATTTTAAATTAAGTAAAAATGGCTTTTCAATAGCAAAAAGTAAGTTTAATAATTCTGATGTAGCTGAAAATTGCAGTATATCTTCAGAAGAAGAAATTGCTGATGAACCACAAGATATTCCAAAAATTATCAAAGCACCACCTACTAATTTTCAAAATTTAAAAAGAAAAATTGAAGATGTAAGAAGCAGAAAAATTATTAGAAAGGTAGCATTTGTTCCACCTTTAACAGTAGACAAAAAGAGTTTCCCATATAAATTTACGATTAACAAAGTTTATCCTATTTATTCTGAAAGATATAACACAAATGGCATTGGTATGATGGTAACAACACTTGACGATAACAATGATGCTGTTGAAGTTATAGATGAATATTTTGTTCCAGCAAATGCTTCACTTGGATATGAAAATGAAATGAATTCTTCTAAACGAGACAATAATGATTTATTGAATTGGCAAGGTGATAGATCATCTGAAGGAATGATAAACTTGAGGGGCAAGTAATGAATCAGCGTGAAAAGGATCAAAAGAACAAGGCTAAGAAGAGCGAAGCAAGAAAAAGAGTTCTTGCTCGTAGAGAAGAAATTAGAAAAACTCGAAAAGAAGAAATTCGATTAGAAAAAGAATTTGAAGACAGAGAATCTAAATACTTAAGCAGAGATGAGATTACGCAACGATTGGAGCATAATCTTAAAATACTTGAGCAGATGGAAAAATTATTGGCAGAGCAGGAAAAAGCTGTTGACTCAGCTCCTCCTTCCGATGATAATAGCGGAACACCTGTAGTGTAACCTTTGGAATCAGGTTAAGATTCCTTGCAGTAGAAAGGCAGTCGATTATGGCAGATTACGAGTTAGATACTCTGGATATTAATGATATCCGCAAAGAAGCGAGCAGATTAAACAAGGAGCAGGGCGGAGCGAACGATGATTATGTTCGCATGCCAGAGAAGGACGGATTTGTTCTTCTAAGACTTCTTCCAAAATTAAAAGGCAAGCCGTTTTTTCATGCAGTTCGTATTCATCGTCTTGGTGAATATCCGAACGCAAAAACGATTTTCTGTACAAAGAAATTAGTACAGACTCCTAAAGGAGAACAGTGGCGGACAGTTAGTCCTGAAACTGATTGTCCTATTTGCAAAGAATACAATGCAATGTGGGAGAAATCCAAGAAGATGCCTGCTGATCGGGCTAAGAAGCTTCAGGATGATGCACGTTCTATTAAGCCGATTGAAAGGTATTACTATAACTGCATTGTTCGTTCCCAATTGAATCCCAAGACCAATCAGATTGAAACTAATGTTGGTCCTAAGATTCTTAGCATTGGCAAAACTATTCACAATATTATTTGGGTTTCAATGTCAGGAAATGAAACTACTGGCAAAAGAGCTTTGGGTGATGTCTCTCATCCAGTAAATGGTAGAGACTTCAAGATCGTCAAGGTTGTCCGTGGACCTAACGGTTATCCAAATTACGATCAGTCGTTTTTTGAAGATTCTTCCGCTTTGGGAAACAAAGAGCAAATCACCTCTTGGCTTTCCAAGTATCATGATTTGGAAGCAATTCCAAATTATCTTACTATCGATCAAATCGAAGAAGCACTAAGGAGCTTTTTTGATAAAAGCGAACCACAACAACAAGCAGTTGCACCAAAAGCTGCAACAAGCAAGAATGTTGCTCCAAAGGTTGAAAGCAGCATCATGGATGATGTTGAAGGTTTGATTGATGATGATATCGAAGCACAGCTTGGTAATATCGGATTTGGTAAACGATAATACTTGTTGATTAGTTAACAGAAACACCCACATTTTTGTGGGTGTTTTTTTATTTGTGCCATAAATAACCCAAAGGGGAAAACATGAAAAGTTTTTACGAATATTATATTATGCGAGAAAATACCATTAATATAGAAGAAGTTGCCGCTGGTTTAAACTTTTTACCAACTACTAAAAAAAACAAAAAGTACAATTACGTTTCTACAGATGAAAACATGCCTCCTTTTTCCTATACGGTGTCACAAGAGTCAAAACCGATTGTTACTGTTACCGAGGATGGCGAAGAAACTACTAATACAGTTGAGGTTAATGACATTATTGTGAGTGGACCTAGTCGTGAACAATATGTTGTTAAGCCTGAAAAATTTTCAGAATCTTATGTAGGAAACATTGGTGGACCTGTGCGTCCAGAACAAAGTCCTAGAATGGTTGCTTTGTACACAGGTAATGAACATGTTGAGTTCATTTCGCCTTGGAACAAAAAAATGACTTTGAAACCTCAAGATTATCTTGTTAAAGAGGACGAAGGCAAATTTTATAGAATTGCAAAGTATGAGTATGGACAAACCTATAATCCACTCGGTCAACAAGGATAATTTTTTGCTTATACACTAAATAGTTTTATAAAAATTAGGAGATTCGTATGAAGTTTCATGAATATGTTCAGTTAAGAGAAGGTGCTGGAGATCATATTTTTGCTGACAAAGCAATGGTTGTTCATCATCGTGATAAGGCTCGTGGTAATCCTTTTACTTTAGAAATACCAGAAAAACGAATTAGAACAAGCATGATTGTAAGTGTAAATCAACCTTCAGAAACCAATGGATATGAATACGACATTCATACACAAAGTGGAAGCATTTATACTATAAAAGATTTTTTTGTACCTCTTCATGGTGAATTTGATATAGAATCACTTTTTGAAAAATTTAATTTAAAACCTGTTCCGGGTTCTATGTATGATCGTTATCTAAATAAACAAAAGGATTCAGATGACATTTAATGAATATGTTCAGTTAAGAGAATCTCAATTGGATGAAGGCAGACTTGGTTTGCTTGGTGGGTTAGGTTTAGGCGCTGCTGCTATTGGCGGCGCTATGTTTGGTGGTTTTGGCAGTAAATCTAATCCCAACCCTGATACATTTAAACCAGCTATGACAGCGCAGGTACAGGGAAATATAACTACAAAAACTTTGCATGATATGGCTGAAAAAGCAGAAGGTACTAAATTCTGGAGTTCTTCTTTTGGAGATAATGTAGTATTCAATTTGCCTGATGGCAGTAAAGTTCATTATTCAGAAGATGGTAATTTTTACAAGGTTGGCAAGAATGCTGTTAAAGGAAATTCATATCAAAAATGGACAGGCAATAA